AGCTGGAGCAGCTGGCACATCGTAGAGCCTCTTATACTGCACCGAGAGATAGCGGAAGGCATCTGCTATGTGTACTGCCCAGTTGTCTAGGGGGGCTTTGCTGTTGTAGGATGCAGTAACAATTAAAGGATAATATTAATGTCAGCCCCGCAATACGACCCGAACAAGCCAGCGCAGAATCACATGGAGCAGAAGCGCAAGTGGGAAGCTGTTCACATGTGTGGGATGAATCGAGGGCCACATGATTACATTCCGATTGAATGGACTATCCATCCAGAGTTTAAACAAGTCTCTGTCATGCTGTGCCGAGTCTGCTTCGTCCGAGTTGATGTTGCCATGCTAGCTAAGAATTTCCCTAAGGTTTCCCTATAAATTGATGATAAAGGGCGAGGCTTTTGTTTTTTTCAGCGCTTCCCATTGCTGTGTTATAAAATCTCTTATAGTAGCTCCAGATCAGCTCAGGATCTTTATGGTCTGGGATTTCCTCATGGTTGCGCATATAGTGGATGCGACACATGACGGTCGCGAACTCGAGGTCATAGATCAGGCGATCTTCGCTTGGCACCCTACCGCACCCGAAGTTATTAATCATCATGGTCATTAGGGTAGGTTTGAACTTGATGAAGTTCGTCCAAATATCATTGTAGGTCACAGGTTCCATCTGATAAATGCCGAGCGCCGGGCCGCCTTCCTGCTTCAAGAAATACCCACCCCTTGATTCCGTCGCGCATGTAAACAGTAAAAGCTCTATATCATTAGGTGAATAGATCTGGATTTTCTCTAGGGCTGGCTTGATTATGCAGTCTCTTAATTGGTCAAATTTAATCATGGCTTTGAGTTCCAGAGTTAAGTAGGTTAATATTAGATCAATTCTATAGGGAAACGACAGGCAATGCCAATTGACGCCAAGGCTATTTACCAAAAGATTAAGAAAGGAATTCCGTATCAAGAAGAAGTCCATTGTCCACAGATAGTATCTATTATGGCAAGTACAAGTCAGGGAATGATGGCTGACTTCTGTATTGAAGTTGGTATCGGTGAAAGTAAGTTTTATGATTGGCTTAATCAGCATCCTCTATTCCTTGAGTGTTATGCCCTGGGCAAGATGTACGCCCGGAAGAACTGGGAGATAGAGGGAGCAGCCCTTCGCGGTATTCCCTATGAAGAACTGGGGTGCAGTTTTGAACATTGGCGCATGGTAGGTTGGTCACGCTTTGGCGTTGGCAAGAACTCCCGCATTAGACTTAATCTTAATCCTAAAGATACCCCCGATAAACACTATACTCAGTTGATGCAAGCAGCCAAAGACGGTGAATATACCGCCGGAGAGATTAAGCAGTTGATGGAAGCCGTCAATGTTGGCCTCAAGGCTGACGAGAACTTCCGATTACAAAAGGAAGTGGATGAGATAAAATTAGACCTTGCCAAGATGGAATTGAATAAGAATGGGCAAAATAGCATCACAACTCAAAGTATTGCGTAAATTAATTAAGATACCCTGGCGGGTCGTTTACGTTGACCGGGTAATACTGCCAGAAGAATTTGTAGAAAAGACAATTTATGTTCACATCTGGATATAGGGGATTGACATGGCAAGTTTATTCGTAAGAGCAAGAGATGCTTGGGAAACTTATAATCTCGGTGCTGGTGGTCTATTTTACAATGCAGGCTCACAACGCCATCAAGAATCTGATTTGAAAGGTGCCACTGATAGTGCAGTCAAAGCTCAAAAAGATGCCTCCGATTTAGCCAAGGCTGAGACAGACCGTGTGCGCGGTGAGAAAGAAGTTGAAAAGCGCAGGATTAATGAAAAGCAGATTAGACAACTTCGCGGCAAGTTCCGACCTTCTGGTTTCCTAAATAATCAGGCTACGGCTGGTGTTAGCGGCGATCTCCCCAATAAATTAGGTGCATAAGAATGGATACTACCCAGGGCATAGGTGAATTAGGTTTCCCGATTTCAATGCTTGAGACTCTTAGGAAACGATACAACAAGGCTAAGGGTGTTGCTGATTTGTGGATTCCAATCATGCAAGCGGCATTCTTTTATGCCATTCCTTTTAGGAATCGTTTTTACCTTCCAGGCAAAGAGTTCCAGGGAACGATCCAGAATAGCCGTGTTTATGACACTACAGCCATTGAAGGCGTTAAGACTTTCGTTTCAAAGCTTCATGAGACTATGACACCCCCACAGGTTCAATGGGGTTTCCTCGAAGTCGATGACTCTGACATGGATGATGAATTTAAGACTGAGAACTTCGATACTTTAAATGAAGCTCAGTTAGTCCTGGATAGTTATATGCGTAAATTGTTTACCTATATTCATGCGTCAAACTTCGATGTTGTAATCAACGAGTGCTACTATGATCTTTCAGTCGGCACCTCAGCCCTGGTAATTAATCAGCACACAGATCAACAGCCTTTCCTATGTACTTCTATCCCTATGGACAAACTGGCTATTGAGGAAGCTGCTGACAGCTACATCCATTCGTGGTTTCGTACGTGGCAGAATATGAAGATAGCCGAACTTAATGTTCGGTGGCCGAAGATACGCCTAAGTTCAGATATGATCTCGAATATGTATTCCGATCCTGATGCTGTGGTGAGGATGCTCTATGAAGGCGTGGCTTTCTTCCCCAATGCACCTAGACCCTATTTGTATGCTGTGTGGGCTGATGATGCAGTGGTATTTTGTGAATGGTTAGATTCTAACCCGGGTATTGTTTGGCGCTTTGAGAAAACGAATAACGAAACCTTTGGCCGGGGCCCGGTGATGCTTGCCCTGCCAAGTATTATCTCACTGAACGAATTAGCGAGAATAGAAATTGCATCAGCCAATCTTAATACATTCAGACCTTACATGGGGTTTTCTGATGCTGTCTTTAACCCTCATACTTTTAGGCTTGAGCCTTTCTCAATTATTCCTATCGCTCCTATCGGATCAGGAGGCCAAGTCCCGCTCATCCCATTACCTGAAAGTGCAAACCCTCAATTCTCAGAAATGAAGATTGCTGATCTTAGATTACAGATTAAGGCATTGCTCTATGCTGAACAGCCGCAGGATGCCACTAGTGTCCAACCTCAGACAGCCTACGAGTTATCCTTGAAGCAACAGAACCTAGCTCAGAAGATAGGGCCCTTGTTCACCCGTATGCAGCAAGAGTTCCTCTGGCCTGTTATCAAGAGATTCGCACATATCCTTCACACAATGGGAAAGCTGCCTTATCCGACTATTGGCGGGATACCGTTTAAATTCCGGTATAAGTCACCTTTGGCGCTTTCCCAAGGACAGCAAGAGATTGCCCGTTTAACGCAGTTTGTTCAGTTAATGCAGGGCATGATGGGGCCTGACGTAACTCAGCTTTACCTTAATCCAAAGACTGTGCCTTACATGATTGCCAAGGCCTTGCAAGTTGACCCTAGGTACTTAAACGATCCTAAAGCCGTTGCAAAAATTGGACAGTTAATGCAAGATCAGCACAGTAAGCAACAAGCATTAGCTGATTCGTCGGCTATGACGCCGGAGGCCCCAGAGAACCCTTCGGCTCAATTGCTTGCGCCTCCACAATAATAAAAGGATAGAACATGGAAGAACTAGATCCCGGTAATCCGTTTGCGAATAATCCGCTGATAAATCTTGGCAACCCCTTTCAAGGCTACAATGATTCAATCGAAAAGTTTAAGAATGATCCTGAATTAGTTGCCTTTGACCGTATGTGTTATGAGCTTTTTGAACATAATGAGTTAGGCAGAAAGTTCATGGAATGGATCATGATTAACAAGATTTTGCCTAGCTCAAGTGAAAAGAATAGCCCTTTCTATCAGGTTCATATCTTGTGGGGTGAAGGTTATAAAGACTTCTGGCGGGATATTTACAAGGCAATCATTTCCCATAAGCAACGTATCCAGGCCGAAGTTAATAAGAAACCGGAGGCTAAATAATGCCAGATGAAAATACTCCTGCTGGCGAAACGCCACCGCCTAGTTGGTTCATTGATGAAGGTATCCCAGGAGCAGGTGACCGCCCGGCGTGGCTTGGCGAGAAGTTCAAGACTGTCAAAGACCTCGCTAATAGCTATTCTGAATTGGAAAAGAAGTTCGGAACACCACCTGATGAATACGATTTTTCTAAGTCAAAGCGCATTGATCCTGAGTTTGAAGGTTTCAAGGATCTTAAGCAGATGGCTAAAGAGAAGCGTATACCTCAAGATTTCATGGATAAGATGCAGGAAACTTACGATAAGTACGCCGAAGTGAATACTGTTGATTATGAAGCTGAGACTGCAAAGTTAGGCGAAAATGCTAAAGATAGGTTATCAACCCTCGACAATTGGGCAAAAGCCAATCTCTCCGCAGAAGCAGCAGACGCACTATTGCGTAATATAAATACAGCCGATGCCTTTAAAGCATTGGAAGAAATAAGGGGAAAGATGATGGGTGATGCAACACTGATTCCAAATGGTAACGATGGTGGGAGCGCCTCTGGTGCGGCCTCTGTTGCTGATCTACAGAAAGAATTGGCTAATCCTGCCAACCTTTTGAAGTACAAAAGTGATCCTAATTATGTCAAGGATTACCAGGCGAGACTGGCTGCTGCTGCCAAGTCATCTGGTTATATTGACAAGCTAGGTGGTTAAGGTGGTATAATTTTATCCAATCCACCCAAGGCACGACAACCTTGGGCGAAAGGATAACTTACCGCCAAGGCCAGCTCTCGCTGACAACCTTATAAGTGGCAAGCCCTGAGTAATATTTAGTCAAGTCATAATTTTGATTAATAACTTAGGAGACTTCCATGTCTACCAGTTTGACAGCAGTACAACAGATAGAATTTGATGCCCTCGTAAAAGCAGAATACCAATCTTTAGGCTTCTTGTTGCGTGATACCGTCCGTATGCGTCGTGACGTTATTGGTGCGACTGTTTCCTTCCGTAAAGTAAACCAGATTCAGGCCGTACCAACGGGTTACCTGCAAACCGTCGTGATTCAAGATCCTGGTTATACCCAGTACAGTGCGGTTTTGCAGAAGTACACTGCTCCTACAGCAGTTGACTCTGTGCAAGAATTGACCGTTAACTTCGATGCCAAAATGGAAAATGCCATGTTGGTCGCGAATGCTTTAGGTCGTCGTTCGGATCAGATCATTATTGACACGATGGGCACTAATCCAGGCCAAACGGTAGTTAACGGTGCCGTCAATATGACTTACCTGAAATACCGTACAGTTATCGAGTTCTTTGACAATAACGCCGTGCCTTTGCCTGAACGATTTTGGGCCATGTCAGCCAGCAACTTTGCTGCCCTGCTTGCCGTCGATCAGTTCGTTTCTACCTTCTATACTCAGAACAGAGTTTTAGATAAGGGTTTTGTTCGTGAATATCTTGGTATCAACATCATTGTTATCCCCCAGATGGTTGAAGGTGGCTTGCCTTTATCTGCCTCGATTCGTAAGACGTTCGCCTGGCATAAACAGTCAACTGGTATGGGTATTGGTCATGACTTTAGAACGGAAATCAATTACCTGCCACGCGAAACTTCTTGGTTAATCAACGGCATTTTCTCTGCTGGTGCGGTGACGATTGATAACCTTGGTGTTATCGAAGTCGATTGTGACGAAACCTCTATCTAATAACTTTCGGAGAAAAATATCATGGCTTTTACAATAGCAAACTGGGCTTGTACTTCTGGCTCTTTGAACCAAGGTCAGGAAACAGTAACACCTATGGGCGGTTCACCTACTGTATTAAATTCACAGAATATGTTCAGTTATTCTAGCCCCACTGACTTGGTCGCTACAATTACTTCAAGTGGTTACTTCAATTCAATGGCAAGTAGTTTAAGTGCTGGTGATTGGATTCAAGGTAAGGGTACAGATTCAACCTTCTCAGTATATGTTACTTCAATTACTGCTGGCGTTGTTTCTGTTGCAAGTACGATTCAAGGATCTTTAGCTCCGTTATCTGTGAGTGGTAATTTCCTTATTCAACCTGCTGCTGACGGCCTAACGGCTCACGCTGGTGGTGGACAAGGTTCGTCTTATGCAATTACCTATCCAATTAATAGATTTACTGTGGTTGCAACCGCTGGAGATAGTGCGCATCTTCCAGTGTCAGTTGCAGGTATGGAAGTTGTAGTTATCAACGATGCAGTAAATGCTATGCAAGTATTTGGTGCTGGAACAGATACTATTAATGATATTGCGACGGCAACAGGTGTGTCTCAGCTTGGTAAATCTGCTGTTCTTTATATATCTTCTGTAGCTGGCAAATGGTATTCGATTGGTCTTGGATTGAATTTCAGTGGCGCTTTGGCTTCATTGGGTATTCATTCTGCAACTTATTCATCTTCTTTTTCAACTGCCTCAACTACTGTGACAGATGCTGCTATTACAGCTTCTAGTATCGTGATCGCACGTTTTGTTTCAAGTGCCAACGTAGTGACTGTACAAACTGTAACACCTGCCGCTGGCAGCTTTACGGTTGTGACTGATACTGCTCCTAGTACCGGCGTACTTGAATATATTTCCTTCGTACCTTCAACCGCGTTAGTTACTGCTGGTGTCGTTGGTGGCGTAGGTTCTTATGGTGGTGGTTCTGCAACATTCACGATTGCAGATGCCAATATTACGGCTGGCATGGTTGTTAATGCTAACTTTGATACTCAAGTAACTCCATCAAAAATCTATACCGTCATTGCAACGGCTGGTGTACTGACGTTTGTTTGTAGTGCAAACCCTGGTGTTTGTACGATTGAATATATGGGCATTATACCTTCGACTGCTTTAACGAATGCTGGTCTTTATGGTGCAAACTATTCCTATGCCGGTGGTTTTGCTTCGATTGTTATTAGCGATGCGAATATTACCGCTTCTAGTATTGTCACTGCTGACTTTAAGTCTCAATCTGTGACGGCACTTATTCAAAAAGTGACACCTTCTGCTGGAACATTGACTATTTTGGCTAGTATTGATCCAGGCCCTTCTGTTGTTGCTTATATTGCAACTACAAATGCAGTTGGTGGTTCATTCTTAGAAACTAATAATAACCTGTCAGATTTAGCTTCTGCTGCGACTGCTTTAGTTAATCTTGGCCTTAACGTGGTTGATGGTGGAGTTATTCCAACTGCTGGAAATGCCTTGACTGCTCATGCTGGTGGAACACAAGCGGCTGCTCTGGCTTTAACGCACCTTGTTAACAATGTCACTACAACTGCCACTGCTGGCGATAGCGTCAGGCTTCCTGTGTCCGTTGCGGGTATGTCGGTTAGCATCACCAATAATGGTGTCGCCTCTATGCAGGTTTATGGTGCTGGTACTGATACCATTAATGGTGTGGCTACTGCGACGGGTGTTGCTCAACTTCCAGGTCAGACTGTAATTTACAATTCACCTGTGGCCGGACTTTGGTATGCAAATGGTGTGGGCGCTTCAATCAATCCTAACCTTATCCTATTCGCCAGTGTTGCTATTACTGCCGCTCAGTTCAATGCTATGTATGCCACACCAATTCTATTGGTAGCCGCTCCTGGTGCTAATAAGTTGATCTTGGTAGAGAACATAGAATTGCTGATGACTTACGTATCTGCTAACTATGCTGCTGGTGGTGTTGCGGCTGGTCAGTATGACTCGACAGCGAATGGCGCTGGTGTTATTGCAACGACAACACTTTCTGCTGCAACTTTCCAAGCTGCTGCTAGCACTGGGTTTACGTTCAATACAGGCGTGGTTCCTTTAACATTCTCCACTTGTGTTAATAAGGGACTTTACTTAAGTAATATCACTGGCGCGTTTACGACAGGTGATAGCACTTTCATTGCTAAAGTCTATTACAGAGTACTTAATACGACTGGTGCATTGTAATAGTTAAGGAGTTATTTGAATGGCCCTAGACAAAACAGTTATAGTATCGCTTGCGGTACAGTTGATGGGCCATGCTCCTATAACAACTTTGGAAAATGCAGATGATATGGTTACCTCGGCAGAGCAGTTCTTTGACCTGCTCTATCCGAGTGTAATTTCTAATAATAACTGGCGTTTCGCGGTTACTATTAATCAATTGTCATTATCGACTTTAATACCACCTGTTTTATCAATGTGGAAAAATATTTATTATTTGCCTGCTGGATGGTTAAAGACCATTCGAGTTTGGCCTCAGAATTATGTTTGGAATATTTATAACGGCAATCTAATTTATTGCAATTGGGGAACTTTGACTCCTGTATTCATGGAGTATTGCTTCTTACCAGATATTAATTTACTACCACCATATTTCGTAAATTATTTCATTTATGAGATAGCTTATACAATGTGCTTAACCAATGCACAAAAGCCAGATTACTTTGCAGCTTTGAAGGCTGAAAAGACTGAGCGTTTTGCTATGGCTGCTGCGATTGATGCTCAGAACCATCCTCAATACAGTATGGTTGATTTCCCCGCTCTTAATAATAGAAACATCACGGGTATCATTGGCCCCCAAATAGGATAAGAAGATGGCCTATGAATTATGGTCACAAGACAATTTCTCGAAAGGCGAGCTATCGCCTTATATGTATGCCCGTGCTAGTGTAAATCAATATTATAATGGGATGAAAACGGCACAGAATGTTTTGACCTATCCGACTGGCGCTGCCGGGAAAAGGTTCGGTACTTTGCTTCAAGCTATCAATACGCATATACCAGATGTTAATTCATTCTACTTTCAGACTTTCCAGTACCTAAGTGAGGGGGTTTATCAGTTAGTATTCTACCCATTAGGAATTGATATTTATGTTGAAGGGATATTAGTAAAAACTGTTCCTACAACATTGACTGCGGATCAGGTTTACAACTTATCTTCAACAACTATTGGCGCTGCTTTCCGAGTAGCTGGCAATGGGTTTAAGCCTTATGATTTAACTCGCGGAGCTGATGCTGCAAATGCTATTAATGGTTACGGTGCTAACTTCTTTATAATGACAAATGCTTTAACGGCAGGATTAGTTTTACCTGTTAAGGTTTCGGCAGTATTTACTATGCCAACTACTAGCCCGCAAGTATCACCAGACGTCACTTATTTTGTAAGATACCTAACGACAGCAAATCTTGCTCTCTATACAAATTCCTATGATGCTAAATTTGATACTAATAGAATCACAATAAGCAACCCTGGTAATGGAACAAATATCACTCCACAAAATACCTGGACTTTTGCACATTGTACTTTTAAGAATGTACCAGTTTATGATTTTAATGGGCCAGCAAATTCTTATGACACTTTAGTATTCACGCCCGGCGCACTTACTGGCAATGCAGTACATATAGCATTATCGCCTGCTGGCTATACTTCTCTTAGTAATGCTTATATTGGTGGAGCATTTATAGGTGGAGGGGGAGTAAGTAGAATTACTGCCGTTGCTGGTGACCAATTATCTTTTACAGTAGCTGTTGAGACGCCATTCGATGCTTTAACTGGAATATTAGGAAGTTTGGTTTTCTTAGCAGAACCAGCTTGGAGTGACGCTAGGGGATGGCCTCAGAAGTGTTCTAGTTATCAAAACAGGTCTTTATTCGCTAATACAGTGAGTTTACCCAATGGGTTTTGGACGAGTGTTATTAATGACTATACCGATTTTAACGATCTTGAAACGGATGATGACAGTGCAATTTCTTGGTATCCTAGTTCTGATGATGTTAATGTTATTCGTTTCATTGTTCCCTACCGCAGTATCACCGTACATACGAATACTGGTATTTACTCTAGCCCTCTATCAGATGTTGCAGCGATAACTCCGAGCAACTTTTCATTACTATTGCAGGATTCAACGCCTGCTGATGTTTTGCAGCCTAGGGCTATAGACAATCAAATTTTAGTAATATCTGGCAATGACTGTCACACGATGCTTTGGGATGGTATCAATAACGCTTATACCTCTGATATTGTTTCAGTAATCAATGAGCAGTTGATTCGCGAGCCAGTTGATGAAACCCCTTATGCCGACTTGCGCCGGGCAGGTAGCCGATACATTTTCATCATCAATGCCAATGGTTCAATGGCAGTCTATCAGACACTACTATCTCAGGAAGTATCTGGATTCACGCCACAGGTTATGGAGCAATCCTATGGAAAAGCTCAGTTCAGACAAGCAGCCTCTAGCTCAGATGGAAGATGCTGGTTCATTACAGAAAGAGATATTCCAACAGCGCAGGTTGGCATTGCAATCACAGCATTTACGGGAAGCACACTTACTGCTGTTGCAAGTGGACTTTCGACGACAACTCCTACAGCGATTACATTCACGACCACAGGCACCTTGCCAGCCAGTTCGACAGCCATAAATACGACTTCATACTTTTGGGCAATTGGTGTAACGGCTGATACTTTTAAGGTATATGCAAGTGAGGCAGATGCTAAAATTGGTGGTATAGGCTTCACTTTTACGAGTTCAGGAACAAATAGCCATTTAGTTAGTTGGCCTTTGGTATCAACCTTTATCCTAGAGGAACTTAATCAGGATGTTCAACTTGATTGTGCTGTTTATTACAATGGCACCCCGGCTTCGACGATAGCCACAGGTACATTGTTCAATGCGCAAGATGTAAAGATGATAGGTGATGGCTTTGGCTTTGATGCCACAGGTTTTGGCGGCAATGTTATCTTTGAAGCTCATGGTGTTGCAACACCTGTTAGCACTGCCTATATCGGGTTCCCTATTAATTTGATTATTGAACCTATGCCTCTTTCGATGACTACTGGCACAAACCAAAAACAAACCGCCCTGACGCAACCTAAGCATGTTCGTGAAGTTCGTTTTATGTTCAACAATACTATTGGCGGTACGATTAATGGTGTTCCTATTGCGATCAGCCCATTCAATCAGGTTCCCATTGGTGAGCCTCCGGTGCCTCAGCGCGGTATCTTTAGAATGAGTGTTCAGAAGGCATGGGATGACTTCAAAAATCCAACATTTACAATCAAACACAATGAGCCATTTAATATTGAACTTCTCGGTGTATTTTATTCCGTGGATGTATAAGGAGAGACTACTATGTGGTGGTTATATGCAGCGCAAGCAGCCGGAATGGTAATAGACTGGTATTCCACTGAAAACCAGAAAGAAATCGGCAGGATGGGTACAAAAATCGAACAGGCTGGAATTGAAAACCAGATTCAGACTAATCGCCTAGAAGCCGAAGATGCCAGTTTAAAGGCCATGCAAGAGCTTAGGAAGAACTTAGGCACACAGGCTGCTGTCTTTGCTGCCCGTGGTCAATCGTCTGGTGCTGGCAGTGCTGTAGGGCTTAGAAACGAATCCATCAGTAATTTCAACTCTGATGAAAGAACGCGCAAGATTAATACCCTAGGCAAAGAAGCCAATTTAAGGGCGCAGAGCCTCATGGCTAATTTGCATAATTTGACCAATGAAACTCAGTTAGGGAATCAATTTAGAAATCGCATATTTGACAAGGTTCCTATGGCCACATTAGGTGGTGGTGATAGCTCTAAGCCAAGCATTAGCGGCAACCCACTAAATCAAAAATATGGCCGTCAGTCACAGGGTATAAACGACATTAAGAGCTTGCAGGGATAAAATATGTCAGTAGATGACTTAAAGTTTAGTAAAGGTGTTCCAGATGTTCGCTCCGGCGGATCCATCCCTATTGTTGAAAAAAAGGAATCGGTGCAGCAAGTGGGTACGCCTGCTATTGGGGAGGCCTTTAGATCTTTTGGAAATCAAGATAACTGGATGGCTGGCGTTGGGGCTAAAGTAGCTACCTCAGCCTCTAATGCTATTGCGAACAAATTAGGTGGTGATTACGGACAAAATCCAAAAGGATCATTGCTTCCACCAATTTCAGAATTTGATAAGACCTTTGCAAATAGTTATAAGGCCCAGGCAGCTTCCTCTCTAGGGTTACAAGCCAATAGCCTTATTACTAGCTCCAATATTGAATTATCTAGCGCCACGAGATTAACGCCTGAGATGATTGAAAAGAATCAACACCAGGTAAAAATTGGTTTACAGAACATCTATAAAAATGCTCCAGATGAAATTAGACCTCAACTTGAGCATCAATATGGTTCTTTACAATTAACTCAAAGAGAGCAGTTAGTTGATAGAATGTTGCGTGAGCAAAAGAAGGATAGAAAAGATAATACTGCTTTAGTTAGCACGAAGAATGCTGAAATTGCGCATACACTTTCTGCTACTGGTGACTTCAAAGGGGCTGAGGCAGTAATTAAAAATACTGCTGCTATTAATAATGCAGATACCGAAGCTAAAATTTCTGACCCTTTAACGGGTAAGGGTTACATTGATTCAACTAGAATTTCAGCTTTAAGTGGTCGAGTTCAGTATGAATATGAACAAGAACAAGCTAAGGGTAAAGGTGCGGCAGAGGCTTATCTTGCAAACTTAGATAAACAAAAACCATCTTGGATTAGTGATGCAGACTATCCTCATGTAACTAGAAACCTATTGGGGTATGTTGCAAATCAGGATGCACTGAGAAGTCAAGATCAAACCTTGGCAATGAGCAGGTTCAATGTTAGTTTGGCTCAAAATCCTAACAATATTCCACAGGCACAAATTGATGAACTTAATTCTCACTTAGACCCTATACACCAGGAAGAAGCGCACCTTAACTGGATTACTGCTGTTAAGAAGTTTCAGCGAACAAGAGCCGATACTGCTAGAACTATTCAAAACTGGTCTAGTGCTAGAGAATTTTCTCTGGCAGGTGATAAAGCAAAGAATGATGGTTTTGTTGATTTAACAGAAAAGCTAGTTAGCACTGGCATTTCACAAGATGATGCAGAAGTGCAAGTGGTAGCTCATGCTGGTGGAAAAGTTCCGGCATTTATCAGATCGCTTCAAAACCGCTTGCAAAGTGCAGATCCACAAACAGTCGTATCGGCAGCTAGACAGATTCATACCTTGGCTGAAATGAGGGCAGGGCAAGCCTACACAGGTGATGGCGGTTTAACCAAGCAAGATATTGCTATGTACAATAGCATTGAAGGCATCCTTGATTCTCAAGATCCTAACAAGGCTTTAGATAAACTCCATGAGCAAATTTATAGTGCCGACCTTGATACTCAGACAGCTAATGAAGAAAGATTCAAAAGTAATGTTACACAGAATAAACCGCAGGGTGTAAGCAATGATGCTTGGGCGTTAAGCCTTACTGGTTTGAAAACAGATGATTTTTTAACCCCTGGAGAAGCAGTGCTTCACGGCAATGATATTTTCAATGAGTATCATACAAATTTTTCTATTTCAGGTAATGATAAAGCATCTAGGAAGGCCATTGAAGAATCTGTCCGTAATAATTATGGCACGACTTATATCAATGGCTTTAAGCAGACCACTAAGCATCCAATTGAGCAAGTCCTTAATCTTCCTCATGATGCTGTTGGTGTGGTTCAGGAAGATGTTATCCGCCAGTTACAACCTCATTTTGAAGATAGCAAGAAAAGATTCGATAAGGGTGAAGCAAATGAATACTGGGAAGTTACCCCACGTTCCACCGCCGAAGGATTGCTTACCAAGAAAGAAAGTGAGCAGAAGGCTTTGCCAGGGGATTTTAGCGATAAGTCAATATTAAAACAAAATATCGGGAATCAGGATATTGGCAAATATACGACGGGCGCTCCAATTGAGGTTATCAGACATCCCAGAAATGGCAAACCTGAAAAGTATCAAGTAGTAATTGTAAGTAATCCTTTTTCAATTCCTACTGGAGATAAAGATCACCCCATTCAAGGTGGATTTGATATTGCTGTAAATAATGATAAAGGGATTAGAAATCTTTACAGAGAAGCACCTTCAATGGGCATTATTACCTATGATCCAGATGTTGCTTTCATAAAATCAACATACCTTAAATTGCATACTACGAGCCAATAATGATAGATATTTTTGATGGCAAGGAAATTGTTACTCCCGGCGCAAAAACCTCGGTTCCGCTTGATATTAACTTTAATCCTAATGACACATCAACTTTGCCAGGTACAGTCCAATCAGTTCACCCTATTGAAGAAAAGAAAGAGCCGTTTGAGTTAGGTTTAACAGAAACACCGAGAAGCCCAGGTTTGTTTGAAGAAGCTAAACTTGAATTTCAGGAATCATCCAGTTTAAGTAATTTATCTGAATTTAGAGAAAGACAGACTTCACGGAATATTGCCACTACCAATAGTGATGATCCTAATTGGAAACCTAATGGTGATCCCTCGGTCTTTACTGGTATCAATGATAAATACCTAGCAACTCTTATGGGAGCTAAAAATAAACAGGATCAGCAAATTCTACTAAGCAAAGTTTTGGACTATCAAGATCGTGACAAGAATATCGAGAATGGTAGTTTTCTTGGGTGGGTCATAGGTGGTTTTGCAGGATTAAGCCCTATAGGTAGTCCAGAATCCCTAATACCTATTGCTGGTACGGTAAAGTATGCGCGTTACTCTACAACTATTTTAAACTCGATGGCTCGGGCATTTCCGGGTATCGCTGCTGGATCAGTGGCACATGAGGCCTTACTTAATAGCACCAAAGCATCAGGTAACCTTGAAGCCTTTGCAGTTGATACCTTTGCAGATATTGTATTTGGTGAAGCCTTTGCTGGTGCTGGCGCTGGCATTGCTAGGGCAATTGACAGTGGTGCTGTTTGGGATCTGAGAAAGACTCTATTACCTCATTACCAGGGAATAGACTTTAAACTCAATATCACTAAAGATCTTAAGTATAATGGGATTAAAGCAGTTGATTCGACGGGCACCTTAAGTGCTGCTCAAGTCTCCTATGCTCAAGACTTAGCCAATTCTACCTTTGCCAATACAGGCTTATTCAAGATCCCATATTTTGGTGATGGCGCTAAGTACGTTTTTAACGTCTTAAGCCCAATGATGCGAATGATGAATTCTCCCTATCAAACAGTTCGCGCCGTAGCCGACAGGGTAGGATCCCACTCATTTATTACCGAAGGCATATTGCAGGGCAAGCCAGCCCCGGTGAAATTTGAGGATGAAATGAATAAGGTTAAAGGGCAGATGAGAGTTTTTGCTGCTCAGATGGATGCTTTGCACTTGGTTAGGAACGGTATAGATATTAGCCAAAAGCCACGGGCAGTCGTGCAAGGAACAAGCTATCTTAAAGAGTTGCAAGGCAAGATCAGTTCAGACGCAAATTACACCTCTGTAGAGCAGTTTCATTCCGAGATTGACCATGCGGTGCGGAGCGAAGAACCAAGCCCGCACGGGGCTGTAAATGAGGCTGCTGGCATGATTCGGACTATGCTTGATGATACCTATTCAGCTTGGAGAAAGGCCTATAATCTTCCTGAGACTTGGATGCCTCCAAAGACAGCACAGAACTACATGATGCGTGTTTATAATACAGATTATATGAACCTTAAATCCAATGAATGGAACAGTGTTATTTCAAGTTGGCTCAAAGAAGCCGATGAAGTGATAGAGGGTCACATGGCGCCTATCAATGATATGCGAGAGCAGGTAAAAAATGCCCAGGAAGCGCACCATGAATTTGTCAATCGACCTAATATTACCGATTATGATGTCAAACTATCGGCCGAGAATATCGAGAACTTAAAGACTAGACTTAAGGCGCATGAAGAAAACCTTCAAAATGAATTAAAGGAAAATGACGATCTTCGAATTCATGTTGATGACTGGAATGCTTTATCGGCAAATGAGGCTAAAGAACTTGGACAGTTTACCAAGAAACGTGATATTGCGCAGAAAGAAGTTGATGAATTAAAGAAAGGTATTGCCGCTCTTAAAGCTGAGGCAGCCAAGCGCACCACTGCTGTTACTACTTCTAAGACAGTGAAAACGGCTAAGGGAAATCAACAAAAGGCCGCTATTGGTGAGCATGTCATTGAGCAGGAAGAAGCCAAACTTCGGATAGTTGAAAATGAACTTTATGACGAAGAACAAAAAATCCAAGAAGCCATTCACGCTGGGGGGGTAAATCCTGCCTTTTATGAAAGAATTGAAGGAAGCCAAAAGTTTAAATTAAGAAATCCTAATGAAAGGGTTAAGTTCCGCGATCAATACGAATCTGATTTTCATAGGCTGGAAGCTGCTAAAGCTTACTATTCAACCATTATGAATGAAAGGCCTGAGCAATTGACGGCTATGGTTATGCACCGCTTAACTGGAGGCGATAGAACCAATCCAACAAAGCAACGATCTTTATTGGTTCCGGATCACATTCTTACTGGAAATAATGCAAAGTTCCTTTCAACTAATATTGTTCCCAATGTTGTTAATTATAAATATTTCTTTAGCCGTCGAACCTTTTTAAAGAATGTCTTTAATGATGTTTCGCTAGATGGTGGATTCGAGCCTATGATCGAATCACTAGCCAAAGAACATGATTTTATCCATGGTGGATTAAGTGATGAATTGGCTAAAATATCACAGGACAGGGAAGGAATTGAGCAAAGATTAGCTAATGCTACCGAAGAAGAAAAAGAATCAATTAAATTAGAAAAAAAGGCGCTCGATAAAAAGCAGAAGGCTATCGAAAAGAGTTTAGTAAAAGAGCGTAAGAAATTAGAGACTGCCAAAGAACAACTCAGTATTGTCTATGACAAGATGATGGGCAATAGAGTATTTGGCAAACGTGCCACTAAATATGGCAATATGATTATGTCCTATACTTCTGCTATTAAACTTGGTTTTGTTCCTTTTACTCAGATAACCGATCTAATGGCTAATACTTTGCAGCATGGTATCTGGCCGTTCTTACGAGATGGCATTGTGCCAGCAATTGAAAGCATGGGTGGAATCTTAAAGACTAAAGATAGCGAAGCCCTTAGGAATGCAGCTCCTCATGTTCATTTAGCGGTTCAGGATGTTTTAACTGGATATGCCGATAAAAACTTCGGTGGTGTATCGCAACCTTATTTTAATCTAGGCAGCAAGTTGGCAAATGGTTTAGAGGGAGTATCTCACTTTTCGTCAAACTTCTCAGGAACCAATTATATTGAGAATGGCTTGCAGCATATTACTGGCGGTATAGCCCAGTCTACTTTTATGGAATACGCCCATGCCTTTAAAGCTGGAACCTTAAAGCCTCGTGATGCACAAAAGATGTTGAAATACGGTATAGACCTGAATATATGGGCAGATAGATTTATCGCTGAATTTGAGAAAGCTGGCGGCCATAAAACAAAACTTGGTGGCTACAATAGCAACTTTTGGAGATGGGGCGATACTGAGGCAGCCAATAAGTTTGGTGATGCTGTTTTCAGGGGAATAAGTGATACCGTCCTTCACCGTGGCTTGCTTGATGCCCCTTTCTTTATGGATCACCCTCTAGGTGCAGTTCTAATGGCTTTCAAAGGTTGGACGTTTGCATCTTTAAATAGATACGTTATTCCAGCTATGCAACAAGCTGATGGTGAGAAACTTTCTGGAATTGCTTTCATGTTAGCTGCCGGAATGCTAGTAAGCCCAGCCCGTAGAATTGCCTCAGGCAAAGATCCTTATCCAGAAGATGTTACCGATGGTCAAGTTATGTGGGCTGCTATTCAAGACTCCGGATTCTTTAGCATCTTCGCTGATATTCTAGCTGATGCCAATATTGCTACTGGTGGTTGGCTGATGGGAAATCTTCGGAATGACAGATACCGCGATAGAACGATGGCAGGATTACTAGGCCCCACGGCTGGAATAGCAAATGATATGTATAGTGTACTTGGTTCAATGTGGAGTAGGGAAGTAAATCAAGCTGATGTAAATAAGATGATGCGATTAGTTCCATTTACTCAAACTTTAGAGTTTAGAGGTTTAACTAATAAATTTGTTGATGGGCTGAATATCCCAAAGACTAGGGCGCAGGCTCGTAAATTAAATGCAGCGGAGGGTATGTAATGCCACAGGTTATTATTAATGATATTTTGCCAAGAACACAGGCGATTGCTACTCATTTGCAAACGCTATTCTCTGCTGGATGGACGGCTAACTATGCCTCAGATATTGTTGTCTATCAGAGGGGTCTTAGTGTTCCTGCTGATGATGATGAACAATTGTTAGCTCCTAGCGCCTATACAGTTGCCTTTATCGGTGCGGGTAATAGCGTCCAGATAACTTTAGTTAGTGGTGCTACCACGGGCGATGTTATTACTATCGTGCGTAATACCCCGGCTGACAGATTAAATTTGTATACCAATGCTAACTTCCTGCCGTCGATGCTTAATCAGGACTTCGGGATTCTCACTCTAGTCGATCAACAGAATCAGCTAGTCAATCAGGAAATTGCTCCGCGATATAACTATTCAGCTATTATCGAACCTATAGTCGATACCATTCTGCCAATCTTAGGCCCCGGCCAGATATGGATGAAAGATGAAGGTAATGATGCGATTGTTGCGGTTGACTTTGGCTCTGGCGCTACTGGTGGTGGGAATATCTCCTCATGGGAAACTATCACAGATCCATCTGTCAATGTTGCAGGCGGAAATGGAATTGTAGCATTTAGAGCTGCAACACCAGTGCAAGTTGTATTACCTGCAATTTTTAATGTTGGTGATGAAATAGGTTTACTTGGCTCTGGTGCTGGCGGATGGAGTTTGGTAGCTAATGCAGGGCAGACTATTAAATTTGGTTCTTATTCCACAAGCGTGGCCGGAGCAATAAATTCAGATGTTCAATATGCTAATATTTTCGTTCGGGGTTTAATAGCTAATACAACCTGGACGGTGGAACTTGTAAACACGAACCCAACTTACCTATAACTTTACTTAAGGAGTTTTAACATGGCTACAAATAATATGATTAACAGTCCCGAACCGTTTGCCCTTGGCATCGGCGGTACTGGCAGTGCGTTGGTCGCTTCTAATGGGGGCATCGTTTATTCAGATGTTGATGACTTAGAGATATTGTCGGGTACAGCAACTGCCGGGTTACCCTTACTTTCTGGCTCTAACGCAGCACCTACATGGGGTACGGCGACCTTCCCGGCATCGGCTGCTATTAATACGTTAACCTACGCTTCTGCTGTCAATGTCTTATCTCAACTTCCTACGGTTAACGATGCGGCCTTAACTACAAATGCGACTGGTGTACCTACTTGGATTCCTTTAACTGCTGGCCAGATAATAATTGGTGCCACAGGTGCCGCGCCTTTGGCTGGAACGATTACAGCAACAGGTGCCACGGTAACGGTTGGAGCTAATACGATCGCTATTGCTGTCACGGGCGGTGGTATGACTTGGTCTACCGTTACGGCAGCGACCTTGGCTGCGGCAATTAATAATGCCTATGTATTGAACCATGCCGCGACCCCATGCGTGGTTACACTTCCCGCTACCGCTGCCCTTGGTAGCAAGGTTATTATTAGAGGATTGGCTGGCTCTGGTGGTTGGACTGCAACAGCGAACACAGCTCAGACAATTCAATTCGGTAATCAATCTTCTAGTTCTGCCGGATCATGGTCATCTGTTGATGCGGGGGATTGCTGTGATTTAGAGTGTATTGTTGCTAATACCACTTGGGGATTAACTAATGCTCTTTCTGCTGGTTTAACTAAGGTTTAATCGGGAGTAGGATATGACAACTAACAATATGCTTAACTCACCTGAACCCTTTGCCATAGGCATCGGGGGGACGGGTGTTACTTCTGTTACTATCGCGCCCACGGCTACTGCCTGGGCAGGGTGGGATGCTAATAAGAACTTATCGGCTAATAGCTTTCTTGAGGGGTATACCACGACTGCGACTGCCGCCGGAACTACCACACTACTTGTTGGCAGTACCGAACTGCAATTCTTTACTGGAAGTACAACACAAACAGTTCTTTTGCCCGTTACATCAACCTTAGTATTAGGGCAAACCTTTAAGGTTATTAATAACAGTAGCGGGGTTGTGACAGTGCAGTCCTCTGGTGGGAATGCGATACAGGCTCAGGCTGCATCAACAACTGCATTCTATACTTGTATCTTAACATCAGGAACTACCGCCGCATCATGGTCAGTGTCATATATCGTGGTCAGTGCGGCTGGTAAGAATTTCTCGACGGTTATTCAAAAGTTTGCTGCTACAGGAACCTACACACCTACGGCTGGCATGGTTAATTGTGATGTGGAAGCGGTCGCTGCTGGTGGTGGTGCTGGTGGAGCGGTGGCCGGGGTTGGTTCGCAGTATAATAGTGCTGGCGGTGGCGCTGGTAGTTATTCAAAAGGTAACTTTACAGCGGCAGCTATTGGAGCATCAAAGGCGGTTGTTATTGGTAGCCCGGGAGCGGGTGGCTCCGGGGCTGGTAGTGGCGCAGGTGGTGCAGACACTACATTCGGAACCACGTTATTAGTTGCAAAAGGTGGTTCTGGTGGTGGTAGTGTTAATGCGCCTGGCGGTCTTGGTGGCGTGGCAGGTACGGGAACAACCTTGGCAATACCTGGCGGTAATGGTGGGGCGGGCGCATCCAGCGTAGCCGTAACAAATGGCTTTGCTCCTGCTGGTGGTGGTAATTCCATGTGGGGACAAGGCGGCGCACCACTAGCTGCTGCTGCTGCTGCAAATGGAAATGCTGGTACGGGTTATGGTGCGGGTGGTGGTGGATGTAATACCTATAATTCGGCAAGTACCTTTAGCGGCGGCGCAGGAACAATTGGCTATCTGATCGTAACTGAGTATATTTACGCTTAATGGTTAAATTGTTACAATACTTATTCATTTGTTAAGGAGTTACAAAGATGTCAGATCAGTTAAACACACAGATTAAATACCTTTCGGCCCAACTTCGAGCGCATCAATTTTTGTATAATGAATGCCTGGCTAGCAGCATTCAACATCGGGTTGATTTAATTATTGCCCAGGGTGACTTACAAAAAGCCAATCAGGAACTTGCTACCTCTAAGAAAGAAAATGAGGATATGTTAGCTAAAGTTGCAACCCTTGAATCTGAACTTGCTATGCTTAAAAATCCACCTGCTATTGCTGAATAAGGAGAGTGCCATGCCTTTACACCCCGGAAAATCTCAAAAGGTTATTAGTGATAATATTGAGGAAATGCAGGCAAGCGGTCACCCGCATAATCAAGCGGTGGCTGCTGCGCTTCATAATGCCGATAAGTTTCACGAACACCGAAAGTCTGAAAGGGAAGGACATGAGCATTTCAAGTATGGAAGATCAGAAAGGAGTAAGTAATGCTTTCACAGTTAAGAATTAATGAACCAAAATACCAGAGTGATTGTGCAGTTCAAGTGCCACAAGTTGATAATAGATGGCAGCGCAATATGCAGGATGATATGAAAGAAGCTATTGATTTGGTATTTAAGATGAAGGCTGGCCTCGATAAACTTCATCCTGAATGCCTAGCTATAGTTGAACGCATGATCTCTTTACCAGGTAGGGGCTTCTAGTATCTATATTCGGATACCTAGCCGCGACCCTTACGCGCATCAAAGAAGAATGTTCAATGCCACCGTAGTTGATGATAAGAATGGCTGTATGGTCATTCACCGTCGCGGTGGCAAAGACATTAATTGTATGGATATTTGGGTAGGCCGTGGCCTAAAACGCAAAGGAACGCATGTATATCTTTTTCCACTTCACAAACAGGCTAGGTCTGTTATCTGGCAAGGTATGGACTTTGATGGCCGTCCTTTTATGGATGCTATCCCTGCTGCTTTGGTCGATAAGCGTAATGAGGCACGAATGGAGATTGACTTGTATAATGGCTCTAAGCTTGTCCTGGCTGGGTCTAATAATTATGACGGTCTTATGGGAACCAACCCAATCACTATTATCTTCTCTGAATTCTCTCTCCATAATCCCCTTGCTAGGCAATATCTCAACCCCATAATCGTACAGAATAAAGGCAGGGAGATTCTCCAGTTTACCCCTCGTGGGATGAACCATGCCTATGAAGCCTTCAACCAGATTAAGGATTTGCCTGATTATCACGTTGAGCATCTATCAGTAGAGCAAACCTTCAAGCATGACGGCACCAGGATTATCACCGTCGAGGACGTTCAACGCGCCCGGAACATGGGAATGTCAGAGGAAATGATTAGACAGGAATTCTACGTCGATTTTGAGGTCGGGAACCTGGGGGCATACTTTACACGGGAACTTGGAGATATGCGCCGTGATGGGCGTATTTGCTTGTTAAAAGCCGATCCTAGCTTGCCACTTCATTCTGTTTGGGATTTAGGGGGAACCGATGCAACCGCCGGACTACTCTTTCAGGTTGTTGGTAAGTATATTCATGTTCTGTATTTGCTTCATGACACTGGTCTTGGGCTTAAGCATTACCTTGACGAAGCTAACCGAATTAAACAATCCTTCCGCTGTGAATGGGGGCACCACTTTATGCCGCACGACGTCAATCAAAAGCACCAAGGTTGGGAACACGCCGAGTCACGCCTGATGCAAGCTAGAAAGCATGGCTGGATATTCCAGATGGTTCCGAAGGTAAACTTCGAGGATGGTATTGAAGCTATGCGCTATTGCCTTCCTAGGTTTCGTATAGACAAACTTAATTGCGCTCAGGGAGTAAGAGCCTTATCAGAATATCAACGGCTCTACGACGAAGTTCTAGCACGATTCTCGAAAGCCCCCCTAGACAACTGGGCAGTACACATAGCAGATGCCTTCCGCTATCTCTCGGTGCAGTATAAGAGGCTCTACGATGTGCCAGCTGCTCCAGCT